TCGTCGTAATACTTCTTTTTCGTTTCCTCCAAAAAGTTTCTGGCTTTAGCAATTTCTTCTTTATAAGCGAGTTTCTTCTTTCTTATATCTCGCTCTTCATCCACGTCTTCGTCATATGAAAAATTATCTTCCATAATAAAAGATATTTCATCTGCGTCTAAATGTGGCTTAGTTCTTTTGTAATATTCTCTTAATAAAGCGGTTTCATCTACATTAGAATAATCTGCGTTGATCCTAACATAGTCTTCTACTGTTCCGCCTGTTTCTTCCATAAACTGTACTAGCTTTTCTATATTTTCTGGAAGTTGTCTCTGTTGAGGTTCAGCCCTTGGTTCTTCTATAACTGGCTGCTCTACTACCTCTTCTTCTGTAATCTCACTAATTGTAATTACTTCTTCTTCTTCTTTTTTACTTTCTCCGGTAGGTTCTTCAACTTTTTCTTCGACGTTTTCTTTAGAAACTTCTTCGCTAGCTTCGGATCTGT